TTTCATTGCTTCAAGCGGTCGTCATTAAAGAGGGTATCTTCCTCAAGGATTTCTCCCCAATACAGTAAGGACCACTCCAATTCCCGCAAGATGCCTCGAAGTTTGTCCGAAGTAGTGTAGTCTTTCTTCTGGCGAGTTTCTTTCCAGACCTCAACAGTTTTGTAGTAGGTGTCTTTAGCTGAGTAGACTACCTTGTTCAATCCTAGAGAGTTTTGGCAGGTTGTCAGACGGGTTGAATCAACACTCATCATCGGTTATCCCCACTTCCTTTGATTACGTCTCGTTTCTGGCGGTCACGGAGTTTATTGACAACCCCATGAACAATCTCATCCATTGTGTACCCCAGTTCATGTGCAGACATGGCAACGTACCACAACACATCACCAAGTTCAGCAGCCGCACCAATATCATCAAAGGAACCATCACGGATACCCTTCTTGATCTTGCCTGCATATTCCCCTGCCTCAGAGGCTAGGCCCAAAGCAGTATAGGCTAGACCTTGTTGCTTAGGATAGATTGCAGTTTTCTGACACTCACTCTGGAACCAGTTGAAATCGCTGTTTCGAGCAAATGCGTCAATATCTGTTTCGTTAATCATATCTTCCTCTTCATCATATACAGACCATTTAGCCATTTACTTTCCCCATTTATAGTTGGCAGCACCTATGAGGACAAGACCAAAAACAACGATTGTAATTGGAATCCAGAAAGGTGCCAACACCCACCACCAAGACCAAGCGATGTGGCCTGTAAGTTTAAGGGTGATGAAGATTAGCCCTAGAATACCCAAGATGGGGAATTGACCGTAAGTTTTGTTGTTGGTGTTCATCAGTATTCGTCCTCATACCTCTCTAAGAAGATGTAACCAAGATCGTCTAGGATTTCAAGTACCTTCCACAAAGTAAGGTCATGGTCCTTTAGGATAGTCACAAACCCACGATCTTCGATGAGCCTCAAGATCTCTTCTTTACTCACGGTTTTCTTCCATAGAATGTTGTCTCAGTCTCGTTGTTGGTGAAGAGATACCACGCATAGTTGTCTACACCCTTCTTCTTGTTGTTCTCCCAGTACATCCGTCCTACACTGACAACCTTAGCACACTTAGCCATGTAGGGGCCTACTCGTACATTGTGCATATAGTCCGCAGGCAACAACAACCAAGTAGGTGCTAGGGCAGGTAGATGGTCTAGAATAGGCTTTAGCATGTCCCATGTAAAGGGTGGGTTAGTGATGAAGTGAGTGACTTCTGGCCCAACCCAGTTAAGGGTAAGACAGTTTCGTTGCTCCACGTTCTTTGCTTGTGGTTCAATGTCCATAGCGCCCACACAAACTATACCGTGATGCCTGCACAGTTCGTTGATTAGATCGCCAGCACCAGCACAAGGTTCGATGAAGGCTGTGGGCAGAGGTAGGTGTTCTACGAGAGCATTTACAGCAGCAGGGTCGATTGTTGCATAAAAGTCACGGCCCTTCCTCTCGAACTTGTCGTTATCACGTTTGCCCACTGTTATAAACCTCTACTTCCATAACTACTGTTGCTTTTGTCTTTCGACTTTCTGTGGCAAACATCTTAGCAGCCTTTATAGCTGTGTCTTCTGTTTCGTAGTACAGATAGTCTTTGTCTTCCACATAGACCCTGTACCCTAAGATTTTAACGTCCTTGACCATACTCTTTCTCCAAAGCCTTTAGAGAAACCCAAGACAGATCGTAGTCACCATTCTCGACATAGCGTTTAATCACTACTCCTTTGGACCACTCTGCATTGGCTTGTCCTGCCCACTTTTCCTCAGACCCTTTGAAGCATCCTGCAACAAGGCCATTAAGCGGAGTAGGACGAGCATCCGCCTTCCGATAATAATGGAACTTGTGGCTATGACCAACAGTGCAACTATGAGCCAGCTTTTCGACAAGGCTGTAGCCATGATGCTTAGTAGACATAGCTGAACCAAAGTTACCACTGCTGACGTAGTGACCATATAGAACACCGTCATACTCAGCAAGTGAAGGGCCTGAGTTTCTGTATCCATGATACTCATCGAACCAGTAGTCTGTTTGAAGGTGGGAAAATGAGATTCCATATTTACTACCCTCTAGTCGTGGATCATGGTTGATAGCCTTCTTGATCCGGTTTTCGTGGTTACCCTCAAACCCAATCCGATAAGGGCGCTTCTTCTTACTGACCTTGTAGCGCCCCCAGATACGATCCTGAGCCTCATTGTAAGCCTCTACGTCCTTCTGGTAGGACTGTGAGACAATAGCCTGTGGGTAGCGTGTGTCGTAGGTGTTGAGGGACTGCATGTCAGCACCATCACCAAGGTCAACACAGTAGTCAGGCTTTACGTCTTCGATCAAGTCACCCAACCAAGTGAAGCGTTCATTGCTTACATCTGGATGTGCATGGGCGCATGTCCATACGATCACTGTCTTTGTCAAAACGGCCAACTCCATACTTTGTCGATCTTGTATTGTTGGTATCCAGTCTGATCCAACAAGTATCTTTCGGCACTTTCGTAATCCTCAAACCAAGTCAAGTAAACCCAGTTTGAACCTTCGCCCTGTCTCCCTGAAACATAGAACATCACTTTCAAAACGTGTCTTCCCAGTTTAGAGGAATGATCTGATCGCAGAAGTGTTCCACAATCTCAACTGCATCATCGAAGTCTTGGAAGATCAAATCTTCTTCACTCAGAACCCCACGTTCATCCCGAATTGTCACTGACAGGACAAACCCTTCTCCGTATGGCAACCCAAACCCATCGTCTTCAATATCCCAGTCAGGGATTTCAGAAGAGTGAATTGGACCACGAAGGACATTTACAATTTGAACCATTCTTCTGGCACCTCTTTATCTGCGAATGTGAAGCCATTCTTGTTGCACCAATCGGCATAGGAAGTCTTAGACCCTTTGTTGATCTTGACTTTAGAGTTCTGGAACACAAACCGTATGTCCAGTTCAGGGTGTTGCTTCTGGATCAGAAGATGTTTCTTTCTGTCCTCTGCCACAAACCTACCTTTAGTCTCTACCATGATCCCACTAGGAAGCACGAAATCGACAGTGTAGGTGTGAAGGCTTTCTGGGATAACGTACTTGATCTTCGTTGTCTCATACTTGACCTTCACACCCTGTTGTTCTAACTGCTTGGCTATTCGACCTTCAAAGCCAGATCGGTATCCCCTAGACTTGGGGGTTCCCACATTTGTCCTTCTTCCCGCCTTAGCCACAACAGTCTCCCATTCATTACTGCACGGTCATAGTCGCCTTCGTAAGCCTCAAGACAGCGTCTCCACATTTCTTGTTCTGTGGCAACCCCTCTAAGGATTTTCTCAGAGGTAATCTCACCGACCTTCCAGACACCAACAATGTTATCAGCCCTGTCTCCCATCAGCAGTTGTTGATAGAAAAACAACAGACCTTCCCACTGTTCAATATCTGACCACTCTCGTCTAGTTGGGTTGTAGAGTTTACAGGGAACCTGTCGGAAATCCTTGTCGATAGAGACAATCACTGCATTAGGGTACAACTTCGTAGCTTGTATAGCGATTGCATCATCAGCCTCTTCACCGTCTGAAAGTTCAGAGATATAGTTGTCAAGGATGTACTCTCTGGCGAGACTTAGCAACACAGGCTTCTCAGCTTTCCTGTTGCCTTTGTAACTTTCACAGAGTTCCTTGCGGAAGTTGTTTGGGCCTGTCAAGAAGGCTTTGTACGTTAGGTCATCTCCATACCTCTCCTTGACTGCTTCGACACTATCCTTGAACAGTTCATCAATCTTCTCAAGAACCCCGCCAATAGTGTCATTGTCTTTAGATAAAGCAGCCCTGTAAGCAAAAGGGTCTGCATCAATCAGGATATGTTTTGTCACGCATTACCTGTCAGGTTGAAGACTGTGGGAAATGCTGGGACCAGCACATCTTTGATCTTACGGGCCATCACAACATGTTCCCACTGGGTCACACCGGGATCATCACGAACATCAAGGTAGTGCAACCAACTACGCAGTGTGCCATTGACGTACAGTCGGCTCATGGTAAGACCTTCGGGAAGGATAACCCTAGCACACTCTTTAGCCACACCCTCTGCCCGCATATAAGCATATGCCTCTTCGATGTGATTTACAAGGTTTGAGGCACCCTGTTCAAAGTATTGCTTAATACCAAGATCAAGGTCATCAATACTATTCTGACGGTTCTTAGTATCTTGGCTACGGAACTCACGCTCAGTAAACTCGATTTCATCTGAGTAGCGTTGACTAAACTCTTGGAAGCTGAACGAGCGGTGACGCAACAACTGTCGGGTAATATCCCTCGGAGCCTCTACCTCG